GACCAGGAAAAGGATGCTGTAAATAATCGTGCTGAATAAAATGGGGACCGCTTCAAGCGTAGTTATATATTTGCTTTGGTACGCGACTACCGTCAGCACAAAATAAGCCAGGATCTTAACGAAAGCTTTCCTAAACATTGTCTGGCTGTTGATCCGCTGTGTCTGTATCGCCTTAAGGTACCCACCACACCCGTAGGACAGTTCGACCATTTTAGTTAAAAAGTCCAGTGCGACAGCTATCCACAGCGCATAGAACGCGGCCGATGGCTGGATCAGATAGGTAAACAGGCCGATCAGCAGGCCACCTATCCAGTTATCGCAGATGGCTTGGAAAAGGTGTTTTAGTTGCTCCGTAATTCCCACCCCCTAAAAAAAATAAAGCCGCTTGGCTTTTTAAATAATTGGCTCTGCCTCAATAGTTATTGTTTTCATTATGGTTTGTTGGTTGCAGTATCCAACCGGACTAGCAGGGCCTTGATTTGTTCTGCTCTCGCTTTATGCCCTTTCACTTTAGTTATAAGTTGCCCTAACTCTTTTTTGAGATTCTTTCGCATGGCCTTTATGGAAACTTCATCTGTTAAATCAAATTCTTCGACGCTTGTTAGCACAATTTTTTTCTTCGTTTCGTCGATAGTAAAATTATCTGATAACATCGATATACTCATCCTCCCATCCGCTTGTTAGTACGTCACCTTCAGGCTTGAACTCTGGGATATACAAATCTATACAGCCAATCTTCACTGCAGACAAGGACCAGGCAACACGCCCCGCGCTTAGCCCGCCACCGCACTCTTTGACGATAAACCAGCCCTCAACGCTGTTGATTTCGGAAATATATAACTTTGCGTCAAAATACGGCGTAATGTCGATCACCCAGGGCGCCGATTCCAGGTCGGGTTCTATTGTTTGCAAGAATATCGGGTTCAGGTCTACCCGGCAGGACCCATCAACCAACTGCGCGGATCCCTTCTGTTCCAGCCGAATGTCAGGAGCCTCAACAGCATACAACCACCGCGGGCCATAGTCTTTTGTTTCAACGATACAGCCTTTGCCGGAGCCGGTCACCGCGAAGTTACCAAAAATAGTACAAGTGTTGTCTGTGGCTGTTGGGTCAATATCAATACTGCCGTCTGTATTAAGCACTATGGAAGCGTTGGACGCCAAGGTAGTTAAGTCAAGTTTATACCCTTGCTTTGCCCTGATCCCAGGATTAGCATCATGCCCGCTAACTATGAGTGTGTTGACTCCCCCCTCATATAAATACAGGTAACCGTGCCCCCCTTCTTGGCAGGTCATCTTCATAGTCAGCAAGCCAGCTTCATAAACTTTTAATTCATTGTCCTCTAAAGATATATAGCTTGTAGCTCCTTCTGCATTTGTCCTAAACAAACTTGAATATATCTCACCGTCAATGATTTTCACGCCGTATTTCCTAATCGCATCCCTGAGCCAGCTCCCCAGCAGCACCCGCAATGCTCCGGCTGAGTCATATACTTTATACCCATCGGTCTCGGCACGGAGGTACCCAGGAAGCTGTGCAACGTCCTCTGAGCTATAAAACGGTGAGTTTGCTTTGTACCAGCTGGCTGCTTCTTCGGCGGTATGTGCTATCTTGTCTATGCGCAGTTCGTCTATAATACCATTGGCTTGTCCTGCGCCACCTTGATTACACCCGAGATACATATTAACAGGCAAATTACCAGCTGGCTCTGTATATGCTGTACCAGCCCCTATCTCCACTCCATCTACAATCATATGAGCAGTAGTGCCATTGCCAGTTATTGTTATTTTATGTGGTGTATCTAAAGTCATCATAGGACTGAATGCTATACTACTCTGAGTACCACCAGATTTCATTTCAAAAAATACTTTAATGTCATTAGGCCAATATACAAGGGTATAATAATTATCTCCATCAATAACTAAATCCCATAATCTATACCAATCACCATGTAAATCTTTAGGTGTAAATACCATACTCACCGTCCAATTACCTTTAACAAAAATACCAGCAGTTGGAATAGAAAGTATTTCAGCCGCACGAGCAGTACCTCCAATTTGCCAGGAAGTAGCGTAGGCTTTTTGTTCTATTTGAATTGTGTCAAGCCACCAGCGATATTGGTTGGCGTCTGTTCCCCCCTCTTTATACATTATAATAGAAACGCCCGTACTTCCCGCTGACGGTACCCCCGTTAAAGTTCTTCTTTGCCATTGTTTAGTCAGTGTGATAACTTCATAAGTTAGCCAAGCACCCAGATTATCCAACAGAACTAATACCAGCCTTTCAACACCCGCATACCCTTTTATTCTGAATGAAGCTGTATAAGGCAACCCTGGTGTTGTTGACCAGCAAACGCTTGGTGAACCATTATGTAGTTGACAACCAGAGTTAATTGCGGTGGAACAGACAACTTCTACACAAGCAATACCTTCGTAGTGCTCTGCTGTGTTTCGCACTATTGCGCCACCATTCGCAGTATATCCCGCATCAAGGGAGGTTTCAATGTTGCTCTGATTTGCGGTCAGCAGGTTTGTTGTACCTTCTTCAACCAGCACGCCCTTCCCAAACTTGCCAGCCTCAAACCGGGGCACGCCTGCCGCCACCTGAGTCCCGTCTGACAAATAGGCAACCGATGCCCTAGTAAACGCAGGAGTCAACCCTTTATGGCTGTTCAGGCTACCGTCAAAATGAAACAAGGCTGTACAGTCCGAGTCCACGCCCATGCCAGCAGAGAGTTTGCCTGAAGGGTCATAGCCGGTGGAGAAGGTGGAAGCAGAGCCGATTTGTACAAATTCGGCTTTAATTTTACCTGCATTAATCTCATCAGCCGTAAACCCCGCGCCGTCCCCAAAGGCGCGCCAATTCCACTGATCCCCTGTTTTTGTATTAGCCAGGGCAAATATGCCGCCGCCGATTTTCATGGCTTTGGTGGACAGGGCAAAGGTTGCAGCGTCCATGATTAAAATTCCGTCACCGGGAGTTTGGAAAACATATGATTGAGTGTTATTTATCTCATTCTGAAGGACGTTTATAACGCCATCCAGCCAGGCAGTGTTAAAGGGCTTGTTTGCTAAGTCATTCACCTGGCGTTCTACGTTTATATTTGCTTCTACAATGGTCGGTGCGAAACTACCTAAGACCGCCTCTGTGTTAGAGGGGTCTTGTAGGTCTCTGGTCAACTCAACCACCCGGGCGGATACAAGCAGCTCCGGTTTAAACTCTCGGTCTATGACGCGCACCAGGTCGCCCAGGCGAACAGCTTCATGGCTGTATCCAGTTAGCGTCTCTAAGGCAGCCACTTTCAGGCGGTAGGTCACCCGAGGCGTTTTCCTGTCCTGCAGCGAATCCCAGGTCTCTTGCAGCAATAGGGCCGGATCTGTCTCATCCTCATTCGTAAACACGCCAAATCTATGCCTGCCCCCCGGCCTGCCAAACTGTGCAAGTGCCCCGGGATCTCCTACCCATTCCTGGCCAGCTGGTTTGTCTACTGGATCGCCACCGGCAACTGTCCAGACCACATCAGCAAAGGTGAGCCTGCGACCGTAGCCGGTGCCGGCATCTGTCTCAACCCCTTTGCCCCTGCCGTACAAGGCTGTAACCACGCCGCTGGTATCCACTTCTCTTTCGATTGATATAATGTCCTTGCTATATGCAAACTGTTTGCCTGTGTCCGTACCGCGCATTGCTAGTAGGTCACAGTACCTAACAATCGTTCCCCCGATCATAAAGCAGCGCCACTGTAGTTCCCCTTGCCATGCTTCAGCTATCTTTTGGACTCCGCTCAGAGCTGATTCATAGTATATGGTTGTGCTAGAGGCCCCAAGGTCGTCAACAATTCCAACCTGCCATCTGGTCCCAGCTAAAACACCTGATAGTGCCGAGATAGCAGACCCGGCAGGACGCTGATCCGCGACAAGATCATCCCGTAGTTCATAGTAAATATGCTCACAGTATGCTGTCCGGGTCAGTCCGTCCCCGTGCAAGTCCACGATCCGCTTGATTTCAAAAATGTGCCAGGAAACATCCAGATCCTTGTAGCCTACTAAGTTACCTTCTATGATGTATTGGGCTTCTTCACGGTCTGCCGGGTAGCTAAAAGTGAACGTATTGGCCCTGTTCAGTCCCTCGTAATGCCTCGGGGTGAAAAAGCTGTCCTGGGGCAAGACTGCAATCAGTGCTTCATCCACATCAAATAGGTAGAGCATTTCTAGCAGTTGTACTACCTGTGCTATGGGTTGCTGGCCCGGCACCCCGTTAAAGGGGCCTTGGTTGAATTTTTTAGCGTTGAACGTGATAATCTACCCCTTTCCGGGCATAAAAATAGAGCCGTTAGGCTCGGGGGTTGGTACTGCGCTTAATAAGTCAAATGTTCACTAAATTATTTGCCCTTTAACCTTACCCTTTTGCCCTGTAAGCAAATTACCTGTTAATGCTTTTTTCAACTCATCGAGCGTTGTAGCACTATTGATTGCATTTGCTAGCTCAACATCAGGGTTAGGCTGCGGTTCAGGTTTCGGCTGTGCGTCTTGGATAGCCTGCCATTCAGCCTGTGTTATTTCTTTTTCCTCAATATCTGCTTCCACAAACCCCGCATTAACAGCATTAAGAACTAACGTTCCTGGCGTTGCGTCTGATTGCATTTCAATTAATCTGCCTGTTGATTTTTCAATACATACTCGCATTTCATCACTCCTTATCTAAAACATAACAATTGTATATATGCCGTACCTGTTGGAGTTCCAGTTTTTGTCCATGTTAGAGTTAAACCGTTTGAATCATAACTGGTTAGAGTAGCTGTTGCTTCTGCTCCGGCTGCAATAATAATTTTCATTAAACCGTCAACGAGAGTCCAATTACCAGCCACGCCACCCGCATTAGATGCGATATTATAAGATACTCCACCGTTGGATATTGTACCTATTGATACCGGGGCTATCCCTCCTATGGCAATAACAGCTCTTGGAACAAAACCCACACCGGTAATGGTCTGCGTCCCAGTAACTGACATATCATGCGTTATTAATATAGTTTTAAAACCACCAGGCGTATAAACCCCGCCAGCATCCATACTTCCAGCCGCGTCTATTTTAATATGTGCCAATTCAGTTAATGACGCTTTATCAGCCTTATGTGTATTAAGCAACCCTAAAACTTCATTGATGGCCGCTACGATTGTGGTCTTTATGGTTGTAAGCAAACTAGTTTTCGCACCTACATCTTCAGTCAGTGCCAAACCAGCGTACATTCCAGCCGTCCATCTGCTCTCTACCAGGATATTACCTACATGGGCGGCTGCCGTAGTCCCTTCCTGCGCTCTGGTTATACCGGACAACAGATTCCCCAGTACCGTGGCAACCTGCATAATTTCATTGTCAAGCGATATCATGAAGGGAGCCGCGGGGAAAACAGTAGCATCGACCACGTAGAAAGATGTGGCTGCGCTGGTTATATCGCCTACTAGGCGGGTCTGTGCATTGTTTTTAGCATTCAATCTTGCCATAGTCTCCTCCTATCTCCATTTAGGCGTGTATTTTACCAGTGTGGCGCTCTTGCCGGTTGGCGTTACTGCCAGGGTACTTGCTCCAACGGGCAACGAAAAGAACCGGGAGTTCTGCCAGTCCAGCAGATTCATGGCCCGGACACCATTCAGCAGCACCGCCCCAGTAGCAAAGTCTAGCACCAGGACATCCCCGATCTGAAACGGGTGGACTACCCTGCAGTAATCAGTCCCCAGGGTGATCTTCCACTCGGCGGCCACGGCTGTAAACGTGGTCTGGAAATACGGCTCGGCTTCGGCCATACCAGCATTTGTTATAGTTGCAGAATCGGCTACAAAGTTGGCAATAACCTGGTCGTCGTAAGCAAAGGGCTCGCTACGAAAAACAAGTGTAAATTTTCCCATCCCTTGTGCTGTCAATTTTTCCAGCCCGATCTCCCCGTCATACTTCACCAGGTAGAATTTGTCTGGTTCATCATCAAAAATAAGCTGCACTTTTTGTTTGCTAAAAACCCAGGCTGCAATTTGACGCTTGGCAGCCATTAAGGCAATGGCGTTTGCTGTCTTGATGCCGCAAGCAATCGGGATAACAGCGTCAGATAATGCTCCGTTAAACAGATAGCTACCGTCACGCCCTGGGATGTCAATATACACATCTTTAGATTTCGTTAGAATTGGCAGAGTTTTACTCTCCATTATTATTCCTAGCACGCTGCAATGCTGGCCGTTTAGGGTAAATCCAAGCGCCATTATGCGAGCCCCCTTCCCCTGGAAGTTTGCTGCTGTAGGTTGTAGAGCTCACGGGCGACCGATTTTATATCCTGGTCGTTGCGGACATACATGTTTTGGACAGTCACGCCAGCGGCCGCCGGCTGCCCTTTGCTGCCCGATCTCTCGATTTCACTTCTGACTATATATTTTAAATCATCCAGAGCACCGACAAACTCGGGTCTTTTTTCACCTATGCCGATAACGCTAGGCCTAGTAAATACGCCGCCCTGGTCATACCAATCAACATCTACACTGGGCACTGGAAAGCTTACGCCCGAACCAATATCACGGTAGCTTATAGAAAAATCAAAGTGTGGCATTGGAATGTGCATTGATTGTATCCCGTCGATTAACCCACTTATAATGTCTCGGCCCCAGCCTGCCGCTTGCGAAGGTATGCCTTGGATATAACTCCAGGCAGCATCAAGGCCATTGACTAAACTATTTTTAACATTAGCGATAGACCCGCTGATGCTGGAATTGATACTGCTCCAAATATTAGAGATGCCCGTCTTGATATTATTCCAAGTTGTGGTAGAAAGCTGTGAAATACTATTCCAGCCAGCAGTCAGCAAGTTTGTTATAGCCGATAAAGTGCCTGAAAAAATGAGCTTGATGCCCTCCCAAATAGCAACGAAATCACCCTTTATATTATTCCAAATCCCAGCTGCATCAGCCTGAAGTTGCTCGAAATTCCCGGTGACTAAATCAATGATAAGAATTAAGGCACCCGCAAAAATTTGAACAACGAGATCCCATATGCCGCCAAATACTGCTTGTAGCCCTGTCATGATCATCCCAAGACCTTCAGACATCAACCCAAATACACCCGTAACATAAGTTGTTAAGCCATCAACAATTCCTGTGACTGTATTAACAATACTGTTCCAAGTATTTGATATAAAATTTTGAATGTTTGTCAACGCCGCAGTTACACCAAGCATAATGCTGTCCCAGGCCAGCTGAATAGATCCCGTAATATTAGCCCAGGCCATTTGTGCCCCTAACGCTAAATCATCCCAATGTTTATATAGCAGAACGCCCCCAGCCACTAACAAGGCTATCGCCGCTACAACTGCCAAAACAGGCCAAACTATAGCGCTTATAGAGATACCAAGCCCTGCTGCAATTGGCGTCATAAAGGCCATGACGGTTGTCGCTACAGACATTCCCCCAACTAAAATTCCAAGTGCAACAACAGTTCCCGCTATCGCAGCTGTAAAATTAGGATTTTCTTTTATAAAATTAACTATAGGGATCACGATCTCGGATAATTTTATCGCTAAATCAGCCAGCAAGGGCAATAAAGCGGTACCGATAACCACCTTAGCAGAATCCATTTGATTTGTCATAACCTTCATCTGGCCGTTAACAGTAGCTCGATCAGCCTGAGCAGAACCACCGAAGCGGTCATTCAGCCTTTGCTGGACATCAGCCATCGTAATAGTCGCGTCCTCGGTGTCACCAAGTTGCGCAACTTCTTCCTTGGACAAAATACCCAGTGCAGTAAGTGCCTTTGTTTTACCATTGTAGGCATTTGCCAAGAGATCGGCAGCTGAGGCTAATGATGTATTCTGGCCGGCTGCAATATCAGCCAATAGTCCGGCGTTCTTTAGCGCGTTTCCAGATTCCATACCCTTTTCAGTTAGTACCTGTAATGCTTCCCTGGCCTCACCACCGGAGAAGGTGGACATGCTTGTTATTGATGCTGTAAAACTTTTGATGTCCTGCCCAGCTTCATCAGCAGAAATCCCCTGATTCTCCAACAACTTTGTAAGGCGGCTTGTGCTTGCTTCTACTTCTCCCGCTTTCCCTATCGCGCCGACCAGGTATGTTCCTACCGCTATCCCTACCGCTCCAAAAGCTGTCTTGAGATTACCAAGGCTAAGCCCCATTTTTTCAGCTGCTGTACCGAACACCCCGTGTTTCTTTGCGCCTTCATCAAGTAGCTGATTATTGCTTTTTAACGCTTTGTCCATATTATTTAAGCCAGTGTTTGCTTTATTTAGTTCGGTTTGTAAAGTCGTTACAGCTCTATTTTGCTTATCGTAGGCGCTTTGTGCCTTTGCTACCTCTGCCGAATCAGCACTAAATGCCGCCTTTGTTGCATCTAGCTTTGTTTTGAGCGCAGCAAGACCGCTGTTTTGCTTGTCGTATTGGGCCGTTAGGAGCGAGATTTTACCTTTTGCCGTATCGATTTCTTTGCCCAGGACTTTATTTTGGGCGGTAAGAGCCGCCGTTGATTTATCGTTTTTGTCAAATTGAGAAACTGCCAGCTTCATTTCTGAACCCAGTAGTTTAAATTCGTTATTTATACTAGCCATCGCCGCTTTGAATTCTGCTTCACCTTTTACAGCAATAACGGGGCCTATAGTAGATTCTGCCATGTGCGCACCTCCTTTCAGACACAATAAAAACACCCTTCTAAATGGCACTACAGTCCGGCATCATCCATCGCCGTGACTTGTTTCTTAACTTCCTTGTTTGCTTTGTAGCTCAAGAGGTCCAGGTAGTAATACAGATCCATGTCGTCTATGTCATTAAGTGTCCAACCGTCTTTCATTAATCCTAAATACAATTCCTTCAGCCAGTCTAATAAGTTTAGTTTTTCACCCGCCCCGCTACTTGGCGGGAAAGGTATCGAGTCTCTTTGTTACACCATTTATTACACCTTCCATGGTCCCCCGTAAGGTTGGTATTAGTTGTTCAGATTCAAGCCCATCGTATAATTCGTCTCGCGTGAATTTATTTTTATAAGCCTCACACGTAAAATCGGCCAGTTTATCCAAGGCTTCAGGCGTAAAGTCCTCCGGGTTAATCTCTTGCTTTACCTCCATAGCTCGCCTTACGAGCCGCGCCTTTATTTTGTTGGTTAAGAAAGTCCTAACCTCAACGATATCTTCACCGTCTTTATCTTGACCGGTTATAAATTCAAGTTTCAATTCCATATGATAATTCCCCCCCGAATTTCTTTAAAAGAAAAAGAGGGTGTTTCCACCCTCCGCTAATTAAACTGTGCCCGGTACTGTCGCCAAAAAGGTTTCGGTAACAGGAGTAGTGCCCGAATCTTCATCTCCTGTTTTCAGCCAATCTCCATTTAAGTTAGCGATAGCAAGCCCGGAGATTTTGGGAGTTTGGAATATTACTTTTCCCTCTGATGTTTTTGTTTCTTCTGCCATCTCCTGAAGCATTACTTTAAACAACCAAACGTATCTGCTCTTCCCGTTGCCTTTGGTACGTTCATACCCTAGTGCAAGATAGGGGGCTCTGTCTTCTATATTTTTAGTTAACACCCCCGTAATCGGATCAAGAACGTGCCCCAAGAAATCAGCTTGCACTTCAAGCGGTAGATCTTGTGTTTCAAAGTCTACCGGAATATCCCCTATGCTTGAAGCGGCTTCCACTACCCGGTTGTTCGCATACAGTGTTGCCATTTCTACCTTGGGAGCGAACTTGATATTAAGAACTGGCGGGGCTTCCTTTACCACCCCATAGGTTTCGAGTATCTCATCAGTCATGATCGCATAAACTAATTTTTTGATCCCGGTGGTTGCACTGTTTACAGCATCTGGCATATTTTCTACCTCCTATAAATTTAATTTTTTGATCTCTTCGTCGATAACCTGACCCATTTTGTCAACTACTTGGCCCTTGGTTGCGTTTACCGCAGGCCGAACAAAAGGTGTTTTATTCTGCTGTGACGATCCGCTTTCAAGCACTCGCGCTTTTAACTGGTTTGCTACTCCGTTGCGGTCGTAACCATCAAAACCAACTTTGCAATTCCAATCTCCTTTTTTGTCCTTCTCGATTGGCGTGACACCAAAAGAAGCAACCAGATCCCCGGTCGCTTCCTTGGATAATACCCCTTCGAGGTTGCTTTTGATTTTGTCGGCTAGGATATCCGCTCCGGCAAATATGGCCTTTTTCGCGATCTCATCGGATTGTGTCGCGAGGTGCGAGAGTGCAAGGGCAAATTCATCACCGGCCATTATGGTTACCCTAGCCAAATAGACCACACCCATTCATGATGGATCTTCTTTGTGGTTGGCTCATACTGTACCGATTCCAGCCTCCAGGCTATCCCGGCATCGTTTAAGGCATCCTGTATTTTCTTACAGTTGGGATCGTTGTCAAGCAGGGTAAAGTAATCAATGGTCCCGGTAATAGCCTGAGACTGCATCCTGCTATTGGCCCACACCGCCTCCTGCTGGCCGTCCTCTGCCCACACAATGTAAGGACAAACCATTCCTGTCCCGTCGAACTTGCGGACTGAGGAGGTCACCGTCAGGAGTGCGGCCTTAATATCATTAAGTAACAAAGGGCTCACCAACTCCCTCAAGCGACAGATCCATACTTGGCGGCTGCGCATCCTCAATGTACTGAACCTGTACAACTTTGTATTGCTGCCCGTCAACCAAGACCGCCACTAGGATATCCGTGGACTTTTCGGATAATCCTCTAACCTCCGGACACCTGATCACGAAGTCAACCTTGATGTTGTTCTGCATGGCTGCATAATACCTGCCCATGCCGACCGTGCGTTCTTTGTAACGAAGGGTTTGCTTTAAGACTAATCCGTCAACCGGCATATCGCCGGGCGCCGAGATATCAGTAACCTTGTAGATACTGACCACCCCATCAGGGAAGGATTGCCGCTTGTGCGATAACATAAGCCGCCACCTCTTCCCGCTGCTGCAATGACAAAAGCATAGACAGGTAATTCTGCTCAAATTCGTCAAGCGCGTTTGATCGGGCGTACAGGCAGTAGTCAAGCAAAAGTTGACGCGGTAAATCTTCG